GCGACGGATGCAATTCGAAACCGTCAAGGAGAGGACGATGGTCACCGGGTTCGAATCCGGAAAGGACGATACCGGCCAGTGGTACCGGATCACCGGGATCTACACGGCCAATCTGGTGGGACACAAGATCACCACGCCGAAGATCCGCGAATCCAACGATCCCGAATTCTGGGAGGGAAAGGATCCCGAGGAGTGGCCGGGATTCCTGAACACCAAGGAGACCGAACACATGTTGGCGGTGGTCGGTGAGGCCGAGGAGTTCGTGAGGGGCAAGCGGGCCCAGCTTCCCTTGGAGGAACAGTCAGACCTGTTCGGGGAGGATGCATGAGACGGTTGATCGCTATCGATCCCGGTCCGGTGAAAAGTGGGGTGTGCATCATCGATGCAACGAACTACACACCGATGGTGGCGGGGAAGTTTGAGAACGAATCCCTCATGGGGATTGTGGCGGACCACATGCCGGAAAGCCGGGTGGTGATCGAGATGGTTGCCCACTACGGGACCGGGATGCCGGCGGGAAGGGATGTATTCGAGACGTGCATCTGGATCGGACGGTACATCGAGATGTTCGTCCAGAAGGGTCTGGTCGTCGAGACGGTACCGAGGAAGACGGTGAAGCTGAACCTGTGCGGATCGGTGAGGGCTAAGGACAGCAATGTCAGGCAGGCTCTTGTGGATCGATTCGCTCCGGGGGAACGCAACTTCGGGAAGGGGACGAAGGCCGATCCCGGGTACTTCCATGGATTCTCCGCTGATGCGTGGCAGGCCTACGCATTGGGGATCACCTACATCGATATGAAAAGGAGCAGGGCGATATGAGCACAGACATCAATCAAGTCATCATGGTGGGACGGCTCACCAGGGACGCCGAACTGAAATATACGAACAACGGGACCGCGGTCTCCAACCTGTCGATCGCGTGCAACGAATCGATCAAGCAACAGGACGGATCTTGGAATGAGCAGGGGCATTTCTTCGATGTCACGCTGTGGGGTAAACAGGCCGAAGGTTTGCGGCAGTACCTCACCAAAGGGAGGCAGGTGGCGATCCAAGGACGTTTGAAACAGCAGACGTGGACCGACCAGCAGACCGGGCAGAACAGGAGCAAGGTGGTCATCAACGTACAGAGCCTTGAACTCCTCGCGGCTCCCTCGAATTCCCCACAGAATCAACAAGCCAACAATGGGTACCAGAACCAAGCGCCTCAATTCCAGCAGGGGTATCCACCGGTACCTCCTCCGAGACCGAATCCGCAACAGCAGAATTTCAACGGATTCGGCCAAGGGCAACCGGGATTCGATCCCCCAGCGGGACCTCAGGGTTTCCCCGGTCCCGAGCAGTTCAACGACGACATCCCGTTCTGAGGGGTGACCCATGAACTACAGAACGAAGGCATTGACCGCCTTCTGCAAGCTCCGTCGCTTGCAGGAGGCCAATGAGGCCGGGTATGTGCGGTGCGTCACCTGCGGGAAACTGGTGAAGTGGAACGAATGTGACGGAGGACATCTTATCCACCGGGCGATCCGTGGAACAGAGATGGAACCGGATAACGTGTGGCCCCAGTGTATCGTGTGCAATCGGTTCACTTCCATATCAGAGATGGAATATGCCAGGGCACTTGCACAGCGAATCGGATGGGAGCGCATCGTGGCTTTATCAGACAAGCGCGATTCCTACCAGCGTAAGGATTACCAGGCGTTGTTGTGGGGATATGAGGCCGAGATCAGACGGATCAGGAAGGAGAAGGGACTGTGAGTTACTCAATGACACAGGCGGTGATCGACATGCTCAAGGATTGGCCGGTGGGAGAGATCCGGAGTCTCAAGCAGATGAGGGAATTGACCGAAGGCAATCTCAAGAAGCATGGCATCCATGATGGTGCATTGGATTCGGTGGTGAGCGCACGGGTGAGGGAACGGAAAGAATTGTTTGGGATCGTGTCGATCAAAGGCATCAGTAGGTATCGCAAGGTACACAAGGAGAGTTTTCATGGCTGATACATATTGGTTCAGGCATGATGTCGGTGCGATGAGCGATCGGCTCATGCAACGATTGATCAGGGTCTATGGCATGGAAGGTGTTGGTGTGTACAGAAAAAAGGTTCGATAATGATGGTGAAATTGCATACGATATCTGTATAAGCAGATAATCATGCAGGAGGGAATTTATGTCAAAGAGAAAAACTATTTCACAGTCATTGCGTTTTGAGGTTTTAAAACGGGATTTATTCACTTGTCAATATTGTGGAGCGAGAGCTCCCGAGGTAATTCTGGAGATCGATCATGTCAAACCTGTGGCGAAAGGCGGAGACAACTCAATCGAAAACCTTGTCGCTGCGTGCAAAGAATGCAATAGAGGGAAGCGTGATAAGAAACTATCTGAATTAAGTGAAGTCGAAAAATCACGTAAACAGATCGAAGAACTCCAGGAAAAGAAAAACATGATCGATATGATCATTCAATGGAAAGAAGGACTGAATGATCAGCTCGAATATCAGGTAGATGCTATATCAGAGGTATACTTTCGATTACTGGGAATTACCGATAAACGTTTTAATGATAATTATCGCAAGAGACTGAAAGCCAACATCAAGAAGTTTGGCTTTTCTGAAATACTGGAGTCAACGTATATTGCTGTTGATACATACGGAGAAGCAGCCTCTAATAAGATATTTGGGATTGCATACAATAGAAAGATTGAGGCAGAGGATCCCCAAAAAGCAAGTCTGAACAAGATTAAATACGCCGTACTAAGAAATTATGACATTTCACCAGAATATTTCTACAGAAGATTCCCCATTCATCTATATGAAGAGGAAGATGAGAAGCCTATCCTTGGTATTCTATTGTCCACAAATACTCTCAGTAATTTTTTCAATAATGTTCATTATTATTATTCAGGAGATGAAAATGGCTAAAGATGACATGCGCCTCAGCCTGAATTTCGTTGACCATCCCAAGGTGCGTAAAATTATCCGAAGATGCGGGTATGAAGCTTTTTACGGACTGATCAAACTCTACTCTATCGCAGGAAGAATGTACACTGACGGTCTTCTCAAAGGATTCGATCTTGAAGATATCGAAGACCTTGCAGACTGGCCTGGTGAGATAGGCTCATTCGGTTCTACTCTTGTTGATGTAGGGCTTATCGATGAGACAGAGGAAGGATTCTATCTTCACGACTGGGAAGAGCATCAGCCTTGGATAAGCGGATCGGAAGAGCGAAGTGAGAAAGCAAAGAAGGCGGCTGAGGCAAGATGGAACAAAGGTGAAAACAGCCAAAACGATGCTCAAAATGCTGACAGCATGCAAGATGCATACAACGAGCATGCTAGTGGCAATGCAGTTAGCATGCTAAACCCATGCCCTAGTGCCCCTTCTCCTTCTCCTACTCCTAAGAATAATATACCCCCCCTAGATACTAAAGTATCTATCCCCCCCAAGGGGAAAAAACACCCCAAATTCGTCAAACCGACTGTGGATGAGATCGCTGCCTACTGCAAGGAACGGGGAAACCAAGTGGATCCCCAGAAATTCTGGGACTTCTACGAGTCGAAGGGATGGAAGGTGGGAAAGAATCCGATGAAGGACTGGAAGGCGAGTGTACGGACTTGGGAGAAGAGCGAACTTCCCCGGGACCGGGCGAGTCCTGGAAAAGTTTGGCGACCGGAAGGCTATGATTTCGATTCAGGAGGATACGATGAGCTTTGAACCATGTCCGAGAGGAAGAGGATTTGATCGACAGGGAGCCGAGTTGGATGCGTCGAGGCGGGTGTATGAGATCCTGGCCAACCGGGAGAAGGAGATGGGAAGACCCATTGCCCGCCAAGAGGAGGATGCGCTGATCGAGGAGATGGTCCGGTCCCAGCGGGAATCGTATGAGCGGGAGTTGTTCGCATCTCGTTTGGAGACGATCCCACTACGCTACCGGAACCAGACATTCTCCGACTATGTGTGCCAGAACGATCGGGACAGGGCGATCGTGAAGCACATGGCTTCGGGGAGATCCGGGATCCTCCATGGTACCAACGGAACGGGCAAGACGATGCTGGCCTTCTGTGCAATCCGTAAGCAGTGGGAAGCCGGGAGGTATGCCCAGTACATCCTCGCCGCCGATTACTTCGATCTCATCCGTTCCTCGTTCAACGGTGGGGATCCGTTGAAGATACTCAGGGACTTCACCGAGTACGACTATCTGGTGGTGGACGAGATCGACAAGAAGCATGGATCCCAGACGGAGTTCGTGTACCTGTACCGGTTGATCAACGACCGGTACAACGAGATGAAGCCGACGGTACTGATCTCGAATTCGAATCGCAAGGATCTGGAGACGGTCATCGGGATCTCCGCGTTCAGCCGGGTGGCTGGGGAAGGGAAGATCATCGAGTTCATCGGGGACGATTATCGGAAGAAGAGGAGTTGATGTGACGATCAAGGAATTGCAGAACAAGGCGTTTGGGAATGCGTTGCAACACGGGTTCCACCACAAGGACCAGAGTTTGGGGGAATTGCTGTGTTTGATACACAGCGAACTCAGTGAAGCTCTTGAGGCAGATCGGAATGGGAGAAGGGCAGATCTCGAGCGGTATCGAAAGGTGATCGAGAAGTTCTCCCATTCTCCAAAGAAATGCCGTTCATCATTCGAGTTCTTCGTGAAGGACACGTTGGAGGATGAATTGGCGGACGCGATGATCAGGATCGCCGATCTCGCGGGGTATCTTGGCATCGATCTCGAAGCCCACGTGCTGGAGAAGATGAAGTACAACAAGAAGCGACCTCGGTTGCATGGGAAGGCGTATTGATGCGAATAGTGGTATTCAAGAATGGCAAAATCATCTCCGAGATGAAAAGCCAAAAGCAGGTTGCGGAGTATCTTGGTTGGACAATAGGTAAGGTCTCCAGTGTACTTCGATCGGAAATCAATGAGGGAGGAATCTTTCTTGATACTGTTTCAAACAGGGAACGGGCAGGTGAAGAGGTATGTGCATACACTTGCACGTCAGTAAACAGATTCAAGTCAATGAATGAATGTGCACGTATTTATGGGATTTCTAGGACTCGATTGAAAACGCTCATCAATTCCGGTGGGACTGCTGAGGATGGAATCACTACATTCGATATTCCATGTTATTAACGGTTTCCTTCAGGAACACGCAACTTCTGTTTTTTGCAAGGATAAGTTATGAACGTATGGGAGAAGCAAGAAAACGAAACACCATTGGCTTACGAGTGGTTCTGTCGATATCGGGACATGGGTCTGGCAAGGTCCCATGCGAATCTGGTGCATGCCTATGGTAGGAAGAAATCCTACAAATCGCAGATACAGGTATGGTCCAAGAAGTACCACTGGCTTGCGAGGGCGGAAGCGTATGATCTCTATCTGGAAGACCAGAAGCGTCACGAGAGGGAGAATGCGCAGCTCAAGGCAGCAAGGGAACATGAACATTTGGCCGACGAGGTCATGGAACTGTTGTTGCTCAAGTTGAGCTTCCTTCGCGAGTCCGATATCAATGCGACGCAATGGAAGCATTTGGCCGAGTTCGCGGTGAAGACCAAGAGGGATGCGTTGGGGATCGCGGAGAAGCATGAGGTATCCGGATCGATCGATGTCCAGGACAAGACTGCGATTCGTATCAGCAAGGAATTCTTGGAACGCACCAGACGCCTGTTAGCACTTCGGGGAGAGGATGATGGTGACCAGCCCTCGTGAGAAGTTCATCCTCCACTGCGAACAGATCATGGAGGACTACGAGCGACAGGGGAAGATGGAGGAGATGCGTGAATGGATGCGGTTCATGGTCCGCCACGATATCTTCTTCCTTGCCGTGTTCGTCTGCGAACGCGAGGATATCAACCGGGATTGGTTGTATGACCGTTGCCTCGAAGTCCAAAAGAATCCCGACGGGTACTTGGATATCTGGGCGCGTGAACACTACAAGAGCACCATCATCACATGGCTGAAAACCATACAGGATATCCTCATCGATCCAGAGGAGAGGATCTGCATCTACAGCTTCAACCAGACGTTGGCGAAGAGCTTCGTGTCCCAAGTGAAGACCGAGCTGGAATCGAACTGGCGGTTGAAGTGGTTGTTCCCCGAGATCCTGTGGGAGGATCCTCTCAAAGGCACCTACATCGATGACGAGGGGAAGCGGCAGAGGATCCCATGGACCACCGACTCCATCAGGGTGAAACGCAACAACCGGGCCAAGGAGGATACGCTGACCGCCTCCGGGTTGGTGACGGGCCAAAAGACCGGCGGACACTATACGATTCTCATCTACGACGATGTGGTCACCCTCGACAGTGTGACATCCCCTGAGATGATTGAAAGCACCACCCAAGCGTTCCAGATGTCACTGAACACTGGAGCAAGCGCTCCTGGGAAGCCGGTGCGCATCAGGATCATCGGAACCCGATACCACTATGCGGACACCTACTCAGTAATCCTTAAGAATCGCACAGCAATCCCAAGGGTATACCCGTGTGTTGACGATTCCGGCGAACCGGTTTTGTTGACCAAGGAGATGCTCGCCAAGAAGAAGGCGGATCTTGGATCTTGGGTATATGCCTCGCAGATGATGTGTGATCCAAGACAATCTAGCAACATGGGTTTCCTGAGGGAATGGATCAAGCCTTGGGTTCCCACGATCTATGAGAACCTGAACCGGCTGATCCTCATCGACCCGGCGGACAAGGTGAAGCGCAAGACCGACTATACGGTGATGTGGGTGATCGGACTTGGAGCAGACAGAAACTACTATGTTATCGATGTGGTGAGGGACAAGCTGTCCTTGACCGGGCGAACCAACGCCTTGTTCATGCTCCACCAAAAATACCGTCCGCAACTGGGTACTTTCTACGAGGAAGTGGGCATGCAGGCCGACATCCAACACATCGAGGAGCAGATGGCCTTGAGGAACTACCGGTTCCCCATCTACGCGGTGAAGGCCACTAGCGCGAAAGGGTTGCGTATCGAGGCATTGGAACCGCTATTCAGGCAACAGCGAATCTACATGCCCGAGGTGGTATGGAGAAAGAACTGGGAAGGCAATACGGTCAACGTGATTGAGGAGTTTGTGATCGACGAGTATCTCGCCTATCCGTATGCAAGTCATGACGACATGCTCGATGCCTTGAGCAAACTGACCGATGATCAGGTGATTCCATTTCTTTCGTTTCCGGATCTGATTTCAGCCGAGGAGTTGTTGCGGCAACGGCTGTTGGGCAACAGTGATTATGAAACTCCACAATACGAACCCTTTTAAGCTGACATATGACATGATGATAATAAATTATATCAAAAGGAATTAGATATGACATCTAGTTGATTTGTGTCAAACACATTCAGAAAGAGCAGGAAGATCGGTATGTGGTAAATGTCATAATCTTTCCGAGCCTTTTCAATTTCGTAAACTAGTGTAATAAGTGCTAAAGCAGTTAAAAATTGAAATAACTTATGACATAAGAGGGTAAAAATTGTAAATATAATTCTTGCAAACAATTGCTATCCTATGCATACTGTATAGTAAGCCATATGACAGGAGGTGAGAGATGCTCCAGTTCGGTAGTACTGAAGTATTATCATTGTTGATTGTAGTTTCAATCTTTGTGGATCTGGTTGCAATTAGAAGTTCGACAGAACATAAAAGCGATCGATTCTTCAGACAGGCAACTGTGATAAGCATTATATCAATCCTCATGGGTATTATCATGACCACGATTAACGCACATTATCTGGATTCCATACCGGAAATGTTGTTCAAGTTATTGCAGTCACTGCATCTTCTTTCATTTCCCCTGATGGTGTTATTGTGGTCCCACCTTATTCTATTCAACCTTAAAATCAAGTCTTTCTGGTACAAGCTCATTTCCACAACCAGCGTTAACCTTCTGATAATATTTTGTTTGATCCTTATCTTGGATTTCTTCCGAGGGAACCTGTTCGTCATTAATAGCACTAACCAAGTGATGGGTGGCTTCGGTATTCATTATATGGCAACCCTTTGTTTTTCCTATTCATTAATGATATTCCTTGTTTTAACAGCAAATTATCATAGGATATCAAAAGACAAGTTCTATTGCATGCTTGCTTTTCCTGTCATGTATTCATTATCAATTTGGTTGTTTCTGCTCACCGGATCACACCAAACTTTTACAATTTCCCAGTCCCTCTCTGTATTTTCCATTTTCTTAGTCATACAGAATAGAAGGTTACGCTATGATTCTTTAACAGGGTTACCAACCATGAGGCGATTTCTCGGAAGCTTAGATAGGGCTTTTAGACATTCCCATTCCTGTGCAATCGTATTATTCGACATCTCTGATCTTAAAGCGTTTAATCATAAATTCGGTCACAAGCAAGGGGATAGACTTTTACAGGCTCTTGCACAAAAGCTGTGTGATGAGAGCTTAGGAGAAAAACTGAAAAGATAGAAAATGGGCAAATCCTCTGTTACTGTGTGAATAACGACAAACACACGAAACGGAGAGAGATGCCCATG